AAGAGTTAGATTAATGGGTCGTGGTCCAAGAGCTATGTGGGCTAGAGCTGAAGGAAAACATCCAAGAGCTTATGATTGTTATATTCCTTTAGACAAAGCTACTCATTATGATGTATACGTAAATTCAGCCTATGTACCATATCATGGTTGAAACAATACTCATAAGCTTTGCAGGTGGCGCAGCCATAATGTATATCATTTGGTACGTTGCCGATCAAATCAGTAAATTACCTTAACAAATAGAATAGGATACGAGAGAAATATGTGGCGCACAACGTCTTACAGATCTCTCGTATCTTAATTATGGAGAATGTTATGAGCGTAGATAACGAAACAACACAAGAAAACGATAAATATGTATATGCAAAACCTGACGGCGGAGAGATCTGGTGCTATGGTAGCATAAAATTCGATAGTAATTTCGAAGTATGCTGTGATGATGAGGAATTCGATGGAGTAGTAGTAGATTGTGATGGCGATAAGTACGATACATGGGATAAAGTATGTAAGTATCTAATGGAAAATTACCGATCTGATTTGGAGCAAATAACAACATGTTAAGTCCTATTGAACCTATACATAATCGTATTCAAGAAGTTGTAAACAATCTTTACGAAGAAGAACATGATCCATTTGCGATAGCGGGCGTAATGCTCGCTATTGCTATTCAATTATACCGTACTCAAGAAATGAAATGGGATGGTATTAAGAAATTATTAGATGAAATCCATAAAACCAGTATAAAATCAGAAGAACATATAAGGAGGACAATGCATTGAAGTCTTTAAGTAATCCTAACAACCACAGTTTTAAAATAAAACAAACAGAATCCTACCTTAATGATGCTATAACTGTATTAGAGTGGGCTAAAAAGCTTATGATGCAGAAAGGAAAAGACTATCAAGGTGGATCTGTCTGTGATGAAGACTATTATCCTCATGGATGGAAGTCTTTTGATACTATGTTAACAACTAAAGTATTAAGATTCCGTTCTGTAATGGAACAAAAAGGAGAAGTAAACTTTGATTCTGCTCAAGATTGTCTTATAGACCTCATCAATTATTCAGCACGATGTATAGTTTTCCTAAACCGACATAATCCAGACAACGGAATCTGTCCAAACTGCCAGCAATCTGACGCATTGTCATATGAAGGTCCTGAAGGAGAAGATTTTTCTGATAATCCTTTCTGCCATGAATGCGATCAGTTTGTAAATGGAGATAGCTTAAATGAAAAACCCAATGAAGAACCAGAAGTACCGTACCACGGGGCATAAATGGGCTATACTATTTGAACCCTTCCCTGATGAAGGGTTTGAATACGTAAGAGAAGGAAATCCGTGGACCATTAATAGTCCTATAAAAATTTTTAATAACCGAAATGATGCTGAAAAAGAAAAACATAAATGGAATACCGCCATTGTAACCACATGGAGAGATGAAGATGGAGATCAATAGAAAAGTAGCTAAAGAAACTAGATTATTACTTGATGAAGAAGTAAAAAGCCTATTAGAAGGATTCGATTTAGAAGTTATACCTGGAGGTAGCTTTACAGACACAGATATGGAATTTAAATTAAGAGTAGTACCTAAAGGTAACATAAACCGAGAATATAAACAGCTTCAGCATTGGGCTAAAGCTGATGAGTTAGACCTTGATAAAGTTGTTAGCTTCGGTAATAAAAGAATGAAGTTAACCGGCTATAATTCTAAAGCTAGTAAGAATTGCTACAAGATGACCGACCTTAATACTAACAAGGTTTATATATGTGATGATGAAAATGCTAAAAGACATTTTGGAAAAGCTAAAGAAAACAAGGAGTTAGAAGTTGCCTCTTAAATATTTCCAACCTCATACTATAAAAGATATTCAAGATTTGTTTGTATATAAGTATACGAACCGTGCCTTTGAAGCTGATGGAAACTTAGAGATATTAAGTGCAAGCTTTATAGCTGATGAGCCTTCCATATTTGGTGAGCCAAATCAGAAGTACCAACAAGCAGAACTGCATTGGTATAATAGTCTGGTTTGTAACACCGACAAGCTACAAGATATTTATGGTATGGTTCCAGCTCAGTGGGAAGAAGCAGCTAATACTAAAGGTGCTGTGAATTCTAATTACGGTTACTTAGTACACTCAGCTCTAAACGGCAGTCAATATGACCATGTATTCAGAGAATTGAAGAGTAATCCTCGATCTCGTAGAGCTACTATGATATATACCCATCCAGACATGCATCAGAGACACAGAGAGCATGGTAAGGACGACTTTGTCTGCACAAATGCTGTAACATACTATAACAAAGATGATGAGCTCTACGCGGTCGTACAGATGCGCTCAAACGATGTTGTCTTTGGGTATATGAATGATTATTATTGGCAACATATGTTATTAGATAAGCTTGCAGCTGACTTACTGATTATGAGAGGAACTATTATGTGGCAGGTTCAGAGTTTACATATATATCCTCGTCATTTTAAACTAATTGATGCGTTCATAGAAGATAGAAAGCCTCGTGATTATGATATAGGAGCTCATGATGAGTAATCAACAAAATATGTTACTTACTTTAGGCTTAATAATAGCCTTAACATTAGCATTTGTGCTATGAAAATAACGCCTAAGTACGACAAATCGTGGTACATTAAGTGGGTGTCAAGCTTTATACTACTAATAGCTATGTCGCTTACTTCTATCGGTGGACTAGAACCATTTAATATAATGCTTCACCTGATAGGAGTAACCGGCTGGCTAATAGTAGGAATGTTATGGCATGACCGAGCCTTAATATTTATTAATGGGATAGCGATCTTTATATTTCTATCCGGGATTTTAAAGTTTTATTTATAGGAGATAGTATGCCTCATCACTTTCCGATTTGGATGAACACGAATAAAAAAGATATGGGATTTACCGACATGGCTGACATTGATTTGAATGTTGGTTTCAGTCGACATAACTCTCATCATATAGGTAACGTAAGAGTTACACAAGAAGTAATCGATAAAAATACTAGAAGATTTAGACTATACGTAGACGATAAACTAATGTCAACTAAACATATAGAGAGGAATTAATATGGGATTAAACGATTGGGGAAATGCTCGTACTTCTTGGTCAGAAGATATTTATAATATGCACCTCAAATTTGGGGTGCATGAATGGGTATCTAGAAAAATAGATAAGCAAGACTTCTATACTTTAAAAGAGTTTTTAGATTTTAGAATAAGATTTTTAGAAGAAGAACTTAACGAAACTAAAGAAGCTATAAAACACCGACATGCCGATGACATTGTTGATGGCTTAATAGACTTATGTGTTATTGCTATCGGTACATTAGATATACTTGGCGTTGATGCTAATAAAGCTTGGAGCAGAGTACACCGAGCTAACATGGCTAAAGAAGTAGGACAAAAAGAGTCTAGACCTAATGATCTTGGATTACCCGACATGATTAAACCGGATGATTGGGTTGAACCAGATCATAAAGATAACACAGGCAGTACCGACATGTTTTTAAAGAGCAAAAATGATGCGGATCTTTGGCAAAGACATAATGAATAGAAGTACATTAATGAACCACATAAACCATTTAGATTTAGAGATTAAAGAGTTAGAAGCTAAAGCTAGTGATGCATCAACCACTAAGAATTTAGATACTTTAAAAGTTGTTATGGTTTATGATACAACTATTGCCGTCTTAAAAAAGCGTCTTGAAGAATGTAAGAAAGAACTTGAAGATTCTTCAGACCTTTAAGTAATCTTAATAAGCGCGACATTCGTCGCGCTTTTTTTAATATATTTTTAATTAGAAAGGAATCTTATGCAACTTGTATTTGATATAGAAACAGATGGGTTCTTAGAAGATATGACTATCTGTCACGTCCTTGTGTGCCAAGATGTAGTAACAAAGAAGATATATACCTATACAGATCAACCAGATGATACACCTATAGAAGTAGGCTTAGACCTTATGTCTAAAGCTGATGCGCTAATAGGCCATAACATTATCGGCTTTGATTTAATGGGATTAGATAAATTATATGGTTGGAAGCCATCTTCTAATACTGCATTGATTGATACATGGGTTATGTCTCAAGTATTACAGTTTAATAGACCTCACAAGCATGGACTTGGTGGTTGGGGTAAACACTTGGGCTTTAATAAAATGGATAACTCCGAATGGGCAGCTGATGGGTTTAAGACATACGACCCAAAAATGATTGACTATTGTATTCAAGATGTAGAACTTAATACAAAAGTGTATGAAGTTTTATTAGCTGAGTTAGATAAAGCAGTAGAAACTAATGAACTAATAAAGACCGGCTTAAGAGTCGAACATGATGTAGCTGTATTCGAATCTATGGTTAGAAAGAAAGGCTGGATGTTTGATTTACATAAAGCTACAGAAAATACTAGGCTTATGTCTAGACATATGTTTAAAATAGAACGTATAATTGAACCTAAACTAGGTACAGCTGAAGTATTTATAGATAAAGCACCGAAGGTTGCTAAG